GTACAATTTTCATAAAATTTTTAGAGAGCAATCGTGCAAATACGGTTGCTCTTTTACTTGTATGCTTATGTCAAAGGGGAAGGTAATTATGAGAGACATAAGCAACGAACTATTAGAAATAATGGAACGTTACAAATGTAACGAAGTAATTGCTTTCCTTATTTTAATACAGAGCGAGAAGGTATAAGTCTGTGGGTTGGCAATACTATAATCCTAATCCCAAAGCAAATCTTGTAGGTGACTGTGTTGTACGAGCAATCTCGTTGGCTCTTAATCAAGATTGGGACACATCTTACTTAGGTGTAACTACGCAAGGATATAAATTAAAAGATATGCCATCTTCAAATGCTATTTGGAGTGCTTACTTAAAGCACAACGGGTTTAGACGCTACATCATTCCAGACACTTGTCCTGATTGTTATACGATTAAAGATTTTTGTATTGACCATCCTGAAGGCTTGTATCTTCTTGCAACAGGCACGCACGTTGTTACGATTGTCAACGGTGATTACTACGACACCTGGGACAGCGGTAACGAAATTCCAATCTTTTACTTTAAGAAGGAGAACTGACAATGGCATTTGGCTACAATCCGTATCAACAGTATTATCAACCCACACAGCAGTATATGCCACAAATGGTTGCTAATAATACGCAACAGCAAAATGATGGCATCACGTGGGTTCAAGGAGAAAACTCTGCGAAATCATATCCCGTAGCGGCAGGAAGAAGTGTGCTTTTAATGGACAGCGAAAGTCCTGTTATGTACATCAAATCAACAGACCAAAGCGGTGTTCCGCTTCCGTTGAGAATTTTTGACTACAAAGAACGCTCACAATCAAGTTCTAACGCACAAGAGCAAAAAACAGAATATATCTCACGAAATGAGTTTGACGCTTTTAGAAACGAAATCAGAGCAGAATTAAAGCAGTCTAAACAACCGACTAATAACACATATAAGAAAAATAAGGAGGAGTGATTATGAGTTCACCTCTCTATCAGCAACTTCAGCCACAGAATAATTTTATAAGTATGCTCAATCAATTTAAGCAAAACCCAATGTCTATGCTTTCTCGTAAGTATAACATTCCACAAGATATGACAGACCCAAATCAGATACTTCAATATTTGCTTAACAGTGGCCAGGTAAGTCAAGAACAGATAAACAGGGTTATGAAGATGAAGAATGACCCACAATTTCGTAATTTAATCTCAAATGATTAAGTTGAATAGTTGAATGACTAAATTAAAAAGCGATGTCGTTATGGGAAGGTAGCACGGCATCGCTCTCAGGAAGTAAAAACCGAATGAGAAGTTTAATCACATTGGGTATTTCTATTTTAATTCAGTTTTCTATTCGTTGCAACAGTAGATATAAAAATTTATGAAAGGAGAACTATTATGACTAATGGTTGAGAACAAATGGTAATGCCAGTAGCTCCTATGTACGGAAGTGGCAATAGCGGTTTCGGCTCTTGGGGCGGAGACGGTTGGTGGATTTTACTTCTCCTCTTGTTCGCTGGCGGTTGGGGTAATAATGGCTTTGGTGGCGGTTTCGGTGGAAACGCTCTCGGCTATGATTTTCCTTGGTTGCTTAATGGACAGTCTGGAATTAACGCAAACACTAACACAGGATTCCAGAACGCTCTGCTCAACGACAATATTACTTCCATTCGTGATGGAGTATCTTCATTATCCACCCAAATCTGTAATCTTGGCGGAGATATTTCTCAGCAGTTGTGTAGCGGCTTTGCAGGTGTAACCGCATCTGTAAACGGTGCGCAGAACGCTGTAGCACAGCAACTTTACACCAATCAGATTGCAGATATGGAAAGAAGTTTCAACGCTCAAACAGCTTCTACACAGGGTATGCAGGCAATTCAGTCTCAGTTGGCACAGTGTTGTTGTGATAACAGAGCCGCAACAGCAGATGTTAAGTACACAATCGCAACAGAGGCTTGTAACACAAGACAGACAAGCACGGCAAATACGCAGGCTATTCTTGACAAACTTTGCCAACTTGAACTCGACGGTTACAAGAGGGAGAACGATAATCTCCGTACTCAACTCAATATGGCTACTCTGTCTGCTAGTCAGACGGCACAGAACGCATTTATCCAAAAGGGTTTCTCTGATGAGGTCGATGCGCTCTACAATAGGCTTTCTAACTGTCCTGTTCCGTCAACCCCTGTTTATGGCAGAACTCCCATTTTCACTTGCAATCAGAATGTAGGTTGCGGTTGCGGAATGTAATGTGAGGTGATACTTATGGCAGAATATCTTGCTAACGCAGTACAAAACGTGGCGTTAAACGCTCCCATTGTGTTTTCAGCATCTATACCTTGTACTCGTGGTTGTGTTCTTCACGATGACGAAACCGGTGTTTTTACTCTGCGCGGTATCACTAATAATTGCTTTGCGCGTTATCAGGTAATTTTTAACGGTAATATTGCAATCCCTGCTGGTGGTGCAGTAACTCCCATTGCTATTGCAATTACAGTTCAGGGTGAACAGCGTCCCACTTCAAGAGCAATCTTTGTTCCTGCTGCCGTGGACACTTATGGCAATGTTACAAGCACAGCAATTATCACAGTTCCTAGAGGGTGCTGTTTCACAGTAGCCGTTGACTATGTTGACGCAACAACAGATAACCCCGCAGTAACACCAACACCTACTATTGAGGTTCAAAATGCTAACCTCACCATTACACGTATTGCGTGAGAAAGGAGAAAGTATGAAAGTATTATATGAAATACAGGATATACTCGAAGATGAACTTAAAAAGATTTGTAAGAAAGAAGAAATATCCTCGACAGACCTCGAAAACATCTATAAGATGGTCGACATTGTTAAGGACGTTACAACGGTCGATGCTATGCACAAGGCAGAGCAAGAAGGGTACTCAAGAGATTACGCGAGAGATTATTCGAGAGGCTATTCAGACGATTATGCCAACGCTTATGATTCTTATAACTCTTATGCTCGCAGAGGGCGTGATGGTGACGGCGATGGAAGATATATAGAAGATGGCTCTTATCGTAGAGGTCGTGACGCTATGGGTCGCTTTACTAGTCGTGACAGTTCATACGACGGTTATAGCCGACACAGTAAAGACGAGATGATTGAGCATCTTACGGAAATGATGCGTAACGCTCGTAGTGAGGACGAAAGAGAAAGTTATCGCAAAGCGATTGAGCAGATGAAAAGATGATGTTATAATAAAATATTAGAACATTCTTTATTGTTCTGTCTTTCTTTTTGGGAGAGTAGCGAGAGGAGAGGCTCGCTACTTTTCTTTTGCATAAATTTTTGTTGACTTACGTTCAATCATTTAGTATAATGTTCTCGAAATCAGTCAAAAAACATTGAAAGAGAGCGAAAAACAGATGATAAACATTGTAATTAAAAACAGTGTAATGTGTAATGGGGACTATTCCCTTTTTGTATCATTCGATTACAATGCCGATATTGTAGATATTGTTAAATCATTTCCTACTAGGAACTACAATAAAAATGATAAAACGTGGGAACTTCCGTTTAATCAGTTGGGTACTCTCGTAAACACGTTATCGAAGTATGAGATTACTATTTCAGGAAAGTATATCAAACTTGAAACAAGCGAGAAAAAGATACCACCTTATTTCAATTTCAAGACAAAACCTTTTGAACATCAGATAGAGGGCGTTGAGTTCGGACTTAATCACGATAAGTGGTTACTTGGTGATGAGCAGGGACTTGGTAAGACAAAGCAGGTAATTGATATTGCGAGATTAAGAAATGTAAAGCACTGTCTTATTGTTTGTTGCGTAAACGGTTTGAAATGGAACTGGAAGAATGAGGTTAGTATTCACACTGACGAAAGTGCGTGGATATTGGGGCAGAAGTTTATTCGAGGCGGAACAGACATAAGGATTGGTTCTAATGCAGACAGACTATTAGACCTTGAAAACTTTGAGTGCCTTCCCAGATTTGTTATTACTAATATTGAGACTTTACGTTACAAAGTAAAGACGGGAAGAAAAATAGTGGTAAAGAAAAAGGGAAAATTTGTCGAAGAAGATGAATATATCTATCCTATTACTGATAAGTTAAAAGAACTATGTGCGAGCGGTGAGATTGATATGATTGCCGTTGACGAGTTTCACAAGTGTAAAAACCCAGAGGCAAGTCAAACCGAGCAGTTGTTGATGCTACATACCCCAATTCAAATTGCTATGACGGGTACTCCTCTGATGAACGCACCGATTGACTTATACCCGATACTTAACTGGCTCGGATACGAAAAGCATACATTCTGGCAGTTTAAGACACATTATGGTCGTTTAGGCGGCTTCAACGGAACACAAGTTGTTGGTTATAAAAACTTGGAAGAGATTGAAGATACGCTCGATACAATGATGTTGCGTAGGCTTAAGGACGATGTTCTTGATTTGCCTGAAAAGACACTCATTAACGAGTACGTTGAAATGGGTAAAGAGCAATCGAAAGTTTATGATATGGCCCATTCAGATATTATTAGTAATCTCGATAGTTTGAAGATGGCAAACAACCCGCTTGCAGAACTTATTAGATTGAGACAGGCAACGGGTAACCCCAATATTCTTACTCCTACTGTTACTGATAGTGCAAAGTTTGACAGAATGGAAGAACTTGTAGATGACGCAGTTGATAACGGAAGAAAGGTTGTTATCTTCTCTAACTGGACACAGATTACTAATCCAGCGTTTAAGAGACTATCGAAGAAGTATAGGGGTGTAATGATTACAGGTGAGACAAAAGATAACGAAAGGCAGGCTAGTGTAGAGGCATTTCAGAATGACGATAAAGTTAAATTCATAATCGGTACGATAGGTGCTATGGGTACAGGTCTTACGCTAACTGCTGGTTCAGTAGAAATCTTTTTAGATGAACCCTGGAATATGGCTCTTAAGGAACAAGCAATAGATAGATGCCACAGAATTGGACAGAACTCTAACATCACCGTTTATACGTTGCTCTGCAAGGGAACCATTGATGAACGAATTAACTCACTCGTAGAAAAGAAAGGACAGATGAGTGAAATATTGATTGACGGAAAAATTGAGGGAGACAAAAATGCTTTAATTAACTACTTGTTATCATAAAAAACATATATTATAATGTTTATAATTTAATAAATGAAAGAAAGGAGATACAATGGGATTAACACTTTTAAGAATTGAAGAAGTTGCTATGGCCTGTGGGGTTTCTGTTCAGTCAGTAAACAACTGGTACAAGTTTAAGAGGGAAAATCCTGATAACGAGTACGCAAGACTTTTGCCTAACTATATTACACTTGAGGGCAGAGGTCAGAGAATGTGGCACAAGTCAGATATTCCTGCCCTTATCGAGTTTAAACAGAAGGTTCCTAAAGGCTGTAAGGGCGTAATGGGCTCTGTAACGCAAAAATATTTAAAGAAAGGACAAGTAACAAAATGACAGAACTGGAACAATTAAAGATGTGGGCAGACGGCTATATCTTTTCAAAGCAGGAAGCCGATAAATTCAAAAAGCAGGCAGATAGCCTTAATACAAACATCAAGCAAGCGATGGAAAACTTAGGTATGGAAGATGTTGAACTTGATGATGGTTCAAGGGTACATTATAGCGTTACAAGGAAATCCAGTATTGATGAAGAAAAACTCATCGAGTATCTGCATAAGTATGCTCCTGATACAGAGTGTATTAAAACACGTGAGTATATTGACATGGATACGTTGGAAAGCGAAATCTATAATGAGAAATTGCCAACTGAAATGGTTGCGGCTATGGAAACGTGTACACACGTAAAAGAAATCCCAACACTTACTATTAAGAGCGCAAAGAAAGGAAAGAAAGGAGACTAATGTGAATATTTATATTAGCCCTTTTGTACTCGGGATTTTGTGTACAATCGGCTCAGAGATTGGCGCATTTATCTTAATTGCTTTAATATCTGGGATACGAAGTTATCTTAAATCGCGAGGAAACATATCTAAATGAGCGAGGAGACTAAAATATGAGTAACAATACTAAATACGAGAGTAAAGCGATTACAACGCAAATTAAAGCGACTTCCAGGGTCAGCGCAAAAATCTTTGACGATTTTTATACGTTAGAGTTTTCAGAAGAAAGAACTATCCCCGATGTTGAGGGAGTAGACTTGGACAAAGAACGTGAAAAACTCTGGGATGATGTAAACTATACTGTGGACGTTCAAATGCAAGATACGATAAATCACGTACTTGAAGAAAAACGAAAAAGATGATATAATCATTTCACACTTAAAGATTGTAGCACTACAGTCTTATGTCGGTTATATGAGGTGAGCGTATGACCGCTATAACTGAATAACCGACAAATGCAACAGACTTGTCACTGAAGTTCTCACCTAACTTCTTTGACAAGTTTTTTGTTGCTTAAAAATTAGGAGATGCTTATGGAAAGAGACTTTAAGGGTATATGGATACCTAAAGATATATGGTTAAACGATAAATTAGATATAACTGAAAAGGCTATTTTCGCAGAGATTGATAGTCTTGATGGAGATAATGGTTGTACAGCAGGCAACGAATATTTTATCAACTTCTTTAAGGTTAGCGAGAGTACAGTTACCAGAGCAATATCTCACCTTAAGAAGTTAGGATTGATTGAGAGTTCATTTGATGGAAGAGTTAGAACATTGAGAGTAGTCAAATTGACGAGGCAGAGTAGTCAAATTGACGAGCATATTAATACAGATATTAGAGAGAATAATACTAATATTCAACAAACTTTATTTAATACTAATAATAAAGATAAAGAAGTATTAGAAGTAAGAAAAAAAGACAGGGCTCAGTGGTTAGTTGCTACGTATAATTCAATTTGCGTTTCACTGCCTAAGTGCCAGCGTCTTAATGCAAAGCGAAGTAGGGCTATTAGTCGTATCTTAAAAACATACACTGAAGAAGAAATCGTGACCGCTTGTAAGAACCTTGAAAGTTCAGATTTTTGTAAGGGAAAGAACGATAGCGGTTGGAAAGCAGATATTGACTTCCTTCTTAAGGAAGATAAGTTCGATAGAATTTTAGAGGGTCGTTATAATAATAAGCGCAGATGTAACGCCGAAGAAATCTCTAGTAATGGTCCGAAGTATCGTGTTTCAGCAGAAGAAAAAGAAGAAATGAGAAAGGCGGTAGAACGTGGAGAACTCAAAGAATACTGATTGCTGGTACGCAAGTAAGTGTAATGAAGATTGTTCTGCCTGTTTAGTGTACCCTCAAATGATGTGGCAGTTTGATAACAGCGGTCTTCCTAAATCAAAGTATGCTCCAATACATTTAAGACCACAATCAAATGATGTTAGGGCATTTAATAAGTTGGCTGATATACGAGAGGATATTGATGAGTTCGTTGAGCAGGGAAAGAACTTGTATATCTGTGGTGAGATACCTGGAAACGGGAAAACATCTTGGGCTATTAAGATGTTACAAACATACTTCCATTATGTTGCTGAAGGAAATATATTCACTGTAAAGGGAATGTTTGTATCTGTTCCTGATTTACTTTTAAAATTAAAAGATTTCAATAACCCATTGTCTAATGAATATAAGGAAAATCTAAAGTCGTGTGATTTGCTTATACTTGATGATATAGCAATAACAGGTCTGTCGCAGTATGATTATTTGCAACTATTTACTTTAGTTGATAGTAGAATGTTATCAGGTAAATCAATTATATTCACTTCCAACATAACTGACATTAAGAAACTTGGAGAAGTAATCGGAGAGCGATTAGCAAGTAGAGTTATGGGAAACAGTTTGGTAGTTGAGATAAAGGGTGGTGATATGCGTGGTTGAGTTGCAGATTTTAAGTAAGATTATTGCTACTAAGGATTTTTCTATAATAGAAAATAACTGCATCACCGAAGATTACTTTAAAGGTCCGAAAGACAATAAGGGAAATGATACTGTAGGGTATGAGGAAGAGTTTCGCTTTATTAAGTCTCATTATGAGAAGTATGGAAATGTTCCTGATGAAACTACTTTTCTAAACAAGTTTCCTATTTATAAGGACGACGGACTTCCTGAAGTAAATGAAAGTGACGAATGGTTAGTTGAAACGTTGCGAGAAGAATATCTTTTCCGTCAGGGTGCTCCTATATTGCAGAAAGCAGGAGAGATATTCGTAAAAGATGCAAACGCAGGTGTAGAGTATATGATACACGCTCTTAAGGACTTAGAAGTAAACTATGGTCTTGGCGGAGTAAATATTATTGAGTTTGCACGTAAAAGATATGAGCATTACAAAGAACGTGTTGAAAATCAAGATGATTGGTACTTTACAACAGGATTCCACGAACTTGATGAGATTTTACACGGAATACAGCGTTTTGAAGAACTGATTGTATTGTTTGCGAGATTAGGACAAGGAAAGTCATGGGTGCTTGTTGCCATAATCGCTCATATTTGGAAGCTGGGATTTAATGTAGGATATATATCTCCAGAAATGAGTGACGATAACATCGGATACAGATTTGACACGATTAGTAACGGGTATTCAAACACTAGTTTGATGTGGGGCCTTACTGATATTGACGTTGAAAAATATGAAGAAGATATTACGGCTCTTGCGGAGCATAAAAACAAATTCATTGTTTCAGTTCCTTCTGATTTTGATAATCGAATAACCATAAGCAAGTTACGTAATTACATAAAGCAGTATAAACTAGATATGCTTGCAATAGATGGGGTGTCATATTTGACTGATGAACGATATAGGCGTGGAGATAGTGACACACTTTCATTAACCCATATCAGCCAAGACTTGATGTCCTTGTCCGTTGAAATGCACGTACCCATTATTGTTGTATCTCAAGCCAACAGAGAGGGAGCGAAAGATGATGTTCCTGGGAATGAGAATATTAGTGGAAGTGACGGCATTGGACAGTGCGCAACAAAGATTATTGCATTAAGGCAGGATAATGGAAATCTTGAAATGCGTGTTAATAAAAATAGATACGGACCTGTGGGTAAAAAACTTAAGTACATTTGGAACATAAATGTAGGAGAGTTTATATACACAGAAAGTCCTGATAATATGACGCGAGAGCAGAGAGAGGAAAGACGCGAAAGAAAGAAAGCAAGCGGAAAGGACGTATTCTGATGATAGTAGATGGAATGATTATCAACGCAGAAGTTTCTGACATTATAGCAGAACTTAAGCGCCAACTTTCAGAGCGTGGTATATCGTTGTTTGCAAAAACAAAAGACAGCTCGGATGACCTTATGGTATGCTGTCCTTATCATAAAGACGGACAAGAGAATAACCCTAGTATGGGAATACGTAAAGCAGATGGTATGTGCCATTGCCTTGCGTGTGGAGAAACTCATTCGCTTCCTGAGATGATAGAAAACTGTTTCGGAAAATCAGACCCGCTTAACACGTTTGGGAAGAAGTGGTTAAGAGATACTTTCGTAGTTATGCAGGAGAGTAATCGAGTATTAAACCTGAATTTAAGCAGAGCGCCACAAACGAGTGAGCACTATCAAACTTACGTGTCTGAAGAAGAATTAGATGGGTATAGATACTATCACCCGTATATGCGAGAAAGAGGATTAACAAACGATGTTATTGAACTCTTTGATATTGGGTATGATAAACAAACGGACAGTATAACATTTCCTGTCAGAGATAGTTATAGTGGGTGTTGTAAATTTGTTGCAAAGCGAAAAATCAAGTATAAGCAGTTTGATTTACCTAAAGATATTGATAAGCCTTTATATGGTGAGTACGAACTGTATCATACTCTTCAGACAAAGGAAGGAACTGATAGATTTAATGAAGTATACGTGTGCGAGGGATTATTTGATTGCTTGAGATTGTGGTGTGTAGGAAAGTATGCAGTAGCAGGGTTTGGGTGTCTGTTTAGTGATAAACAGATAAAAGACTTATGCGAGTTGCCTACACGTAAACTTATCTTTGCACTGGATAATGATAAGGCAGGAATATCTGCAACAGAGCGATTGAAGAAATTAGTAAGGGGCAAACTTATGACAACCGCTATACTTCCCGATAATCGTAAAGATATAGGTGAGTGTACAGACGATGAACTTCTAAATTTGCGAGAAACTTTATATTGACTTTGAAGCAATCATTTAGTATAATGATTACGTGTAATAAATACACAACAACTTTAAAATAGCAGAAAGGAAACAGTTTATGGCAAGATTAACAGGTGCAAACATTGAACAGTTTAGGAACGAAGGAAGTGGAGACGGAACAAAGATTAATTACTTTAATTCCTTGAAAGATGATAAGGATACAGGTAAGATTAGACTTCTATACGATGGAGCAGAAGATATTGAGGGCTTTGTAGTTCACAGAGTTCAAGTGGGAGACTACGAGTTGCCCGTAAATTGTCTTTTTGACAGTGAAGGCACAGTTTCAGATTGTCCTTTTTGTCAGGCAGGACTTAAGAGACAGGCAAGAGTTTATATCCCTGTGTTCGACGAGACAGATGGTGCAATTAAGTTTTGGGATAGACCCAATAGTTTTTATAGTCAACTTTCAAGCCTTTGTGGAAGATTTCCTCACATTGTTTCACAAGTATTCGATGTAGAGAGACACGGAGCAAAGGGAAAGAAGTCTGATTATTCTTTCTACCCAGTAGGACAGCCCGACGGAACAACTGTTGACGATATTCTTGCAGATTGTGGTTTTGATGAACTTCCGTCTGCTCTCGGAACAAAGATAATGGATAAGTCAGCAGAAGATATGGAATACTATCTTAAGCACGAACAGTTCCCTGAGGAAGAGAGAGAGAACGTAGTTCGTAGAGGCGAGGACACACGCTCTCGTAGAGAGAGTACAAGAGAGACAGCACGTAGCGAAAGAGCAACTACAAGAAGAGGTCGCGGAGATAGGTTCTAATGGAACAGTTGTCATTGTTCGGTGATTTAACTCGTCCCGATAAGAGTTCAGATATATCAACAGCCAGAGCGGCTAAATCAAAGAAAAATACTCCCGTTGTAAAAAGCGGGAGTATATCTTCTATGATAAAGCGTCTCCGCGATTTTGTTGATGAGTATTTGGGAAAGTATCGTGATATATACACAACGATTACTACTGAAATGCAGTTGGAGTTTTATATTAAGGCGTGTCTTAAAGCACAGTGCGTTGCGATTGATACCGAAACAACAGGACTTGACCCGATGCTCGATAAGATTGTGGGTATATGTTTATACTATCCTGGTGGAAGTCCTGCATATATCCCGATTAGACATATCTCATATATTACAGGTGAGTTATTATCAAATCAGTTAAGCCCTGAAGTCGTTGCAAAATATCTTGAGTTGTTAGTAGGCATTAAAGAGTGTGAAATGTTTAATGCTAAGTTCGATACGAGATTTATTAAGAACGACTTGGGTGTTATGTTGCACTGTACGTGGGACGGATATCTTGCCGCTCGTAGTATGAATGAGAATGAGCCTCAGGGTAAACGAGGACTGAAAGACTTACACGCAAAGTATGTGCTTGAAGGAAAGACAGATGAGTTTAGTTTTGCGGACATCTTTAAGAAACTCGGAATAAAAGTATTCGACATTGTTCCTATTGATATTGCAACTTTGTATGGTGCTCACGACGGAGTTGTAACACACGAACTCGTGGAGTTTCAAAAACAGTATTTGTACTATGACCCAGATATGCCCTTTAGCGATAGAAACGGTATGAATGGTGTAGCGTGGTGTTTCTTTAATATCGAAATGCCGTTAGTAGATGTAATGTGTGAAGTAGAAGATACGGGTATTCTTCTTGATACCGAGTATTCTAAAAAGTTATCAGTAGAGTATCACGCTAAAAAGGACCAGATATTGCAGAAAGTTTATGCGTTGATAGATGAGTTACAACCCAAGATTGATGAGTATAATCGTAATGCAAATCAATTCAATCTTATACACGCTGGAAAAGAGCAGAGACCTAAGCCAATATTGTCTACTCCCATAAACATAGGAAGTCCTCAACAGTTGGCAGTTCTGTTTTATGACGTTCTTGAATATGACGTTGTTGATGATAAAAGTCCACGTGGTACGGGAGAAGAGATTTTAACAAAATGGGATACTGAACTCACACGTGCTATTCTTGAATGTCGTGCGATTGATAAACTTTTAGGAACTTATATTGATAAGATACCTAGAGAGAACTTAAACCCGAACGACGGAAGAGTACACTGTAAGTTTAATCAGTACGGGGCGGACACGGGCCGTATGAGTTCTGAAGAACCTAATATGCAGAATATCCCTCACGATAAAACACGTATGATGTTTATAGCAAGTCCTGGATATGTTCTTATGTCAAGTGACTACTCACAGCAAGAGCCTTCTTGCCTTGCTTCATTCTGTAAAGAAATGGGTTATGACAAACTATATGATGTTAGGCGTAGTGGAGGAGACTTATACAGTGCAGTAGCAAGTGCTTGTTTTAATCTCCCTTACGAACAATGTTTAGAGCATAATCCTGACGGAACTACTAACAAAGAAGGCAAAGCAATTAGAAATAAAGCAAAACCAGTGTTGTTAGGTATCTTATATGGTAGAGGAGATAAGAGCGTAGCAGAAGGAATGGGTATAACTTTTGAAGAGGCAAAGAAGTTAAAAGCAAATCTGTTTAAGAAGTATCCAGAGATAATGATATTCGAGAGAAAGTCATTAGAGATGGGAGAAGATTTAGGATATGTAACAACCATCTGTGGCCGTAAGAGAAGATTACCTGATTTGCAACTTGATGAATATGAGTTCGAGTGGGTAGATGCTCCTAAGTCAGATGATGTACTTGACTTTGACGGAGAAGTTAATACAGAAGTTCCTGAAGAACTCTGCAACAAGTATTGGAGAAAGTTAAAGCAAGCGAAGTTTTGGCAAAAGCGCAAAATCATTGATGAGGCCAGAGAAAAAGACGGGATAAACATTATTGATAATGGCGGAAAGATAGCAGACGCCACAAGACAATGTGTTAATGCTCGTATTCAAGGGTCTGCCGCAGACTTAACTAAGTTGGCTATGATTGACTTGTACAATAACGAAGAACTCAGGAAATTAGGTTTCAGAATGTTAGTTCCTGTTCACGATGAAATCATAGCAGAGTGTCCTGAAGAAAATGCAAAAGAGTGTGCAACCCTTTTAGCAGAAGTAATGTCAAAGGCCGCAGAGAAGATATTAAGTATGCCGTTTAAGTGCGATGTTGAAATTACACGAGAATGGTATGGAGAAAGAGTAGCAGTATGAATTTTTATTTATCCGCAAGTTGCAATAGTCCATTAGATGATTACATTACGGAATTAGGATTTAACAGACTATTCAGTTTCTATGTTGATAGAAAGTCGTTAGAAAAGTATTTCAATTACCCTCAAAAAGTGTTTTTGGACTCAGGAGCCTTCAGTGCTATGAGAAAAAGCATATCGTTGGATATAGATGCGTATTGTGATTTTATTAATGCTCATCATCTCTCTTATGAGGCTGTAGCCTCTTTGGATATTATTGGCAAAACTCCTGATTGTAGTGATAAGAATTTAGAAAACTATAATTATATGCGAACACGTTTAAACCCTGAAGCATTTTCTAAAGTTATCCCTACATTTCACTTTGGAGAAAACTTAAAGTATCTGGAGAGATTGTGCGATAATGCTCCATATATCGCATTGGGCGGAATTGCTCCGATAAAGAATACTGGGGTTAGAGATACATTTTTACGAGAGTGTTTTTCAATAATCCCGAAGTCTCATAAAGTACATTTATTTGGTGTATCAACATTAGAGTTACTTGATAAGTATTGGGACAGGATATACAGCGCCGATAGTTCTACTTGGTATTTCGCCGCGATTAATGGTGAGTTGTTAAGTGAGTACGGCAGGCTTATCGTTTCTGAAACACGAGGGCTGTATGACCCATTCATAATTAACTATGTTGAAAATCACGGGTATGATTTTGAGAAAATATCTAATTCAGTGGAAGAGCGCATACGTTTCAATCTTGACTTTATGAGGGAGTGGTTGCTTCAAAGAGAAGAGAAGAAAGCGACACAACCAAATTTAACACAGATAAATTTATTTTAAGGAGGAACAAAAATGAGAAAAGCACTAGTTTTGAGTAGTGGAGGAGTAGATTCCACAACGTGTATCTCTATTGCAATCAGAGATGTGGGAGTACAAAACGTGACTACTGTTTCCGTATTTTATGGGCAGAAACATAGTAAGGAGTTAGAGTGTGCAGAGAAGATAGCAAACTTCTTTGGGGTATCTCATCGTGTTATTGACCTATCCAATACTCACATAATGGACGATAGTAATTGTCCGTTATTGAGCAAGTCAACAGAAGAAGTTCCTGAACTTTCATACGCCGAGCAGATAGCAAAAAACGGAGAGGGAATGGTTACGACATATGTTCCTTTTAGAAATGGGTTAATGTTGTCGGCAGTTGCGGCACTTGCTATGTCTTTGTATCCAGATGATTATGTTGATATTTATTTAGGAGCACACGCAGATGATGCCGCGGGAGAGGCCTACGCTGATTGTTCAGAGGAATTTACATCTGCTATGGATAGCGCAATATCTATTGGAACTTACAATAAGGTTCATCTTGTAGCACCGCTTGTACGACTTAATAAGGCAGGAGTAGTTTCATTGGGGTTGTCTCTTAATACTCCTTATCATCTTACTTGGAGTTGTTATAAGGGTGGCGATAAGCCTTGTGGAAAATGTGGTACTTGTATTGATAGAGCAAAGGCATTTGAAGAAAATGGTATCAAAGACCCTGCGATAGGAGATTAAGTATGAAAGAATATGTAACTTGGAAGCAAGTCGAAGAGTTTGTTAATTATATGACAGACATTAGCAGACGTAAGGGAATAAAGTATAGCGGGGTATATGGTCTCCCTAGAGGCGGATTGGTACTGGCAGTTATGCTTTCTCATAAACTGAAAATTCCTTTGCTTATGAGTCCTGCACCTGGGTGTTTAATTGTAGATGATATTTGTGACACAGGAGAGTCCTTACTTCATTACGTTAAGAATAGTTCGGGTGACAAGGCTCAAGACTACAAAATAGCAACAATGTATTATAAACACAACACGCTGGGAGTAGTTCCCGATAATTATTTATGTAGAAAAGAAGATAATTGGATTGTATTTCCGTGGGAAATGGAGGAAAAGTAAATGTATTACGTAACAAAAAGATTAGAGATTGCAGGAGCACATTATCTTAATCTTCCTTATGAGAGTAAGTGTAAAAATATACACGGCCATAACTGGATTATTACTATTTCCTGTAAAGCAAATAGATTAACCGATTATGGAATGATTGTCGATTTCAAGAAGATTAAGGAAGTAATCAGCGATAAAATTGACCACCAGTTCATCAACGATGTTGTTGACTTCAACCCTACCGCAGAGAATTTAGCACGATGGATTTGTGATGAGGTTACTAAGATATGTGAGGTAGGCTATTGTTATCGAGTAACGGTCCAAGAGAGTGAAGGAAACATCGCAACTTACGACCTTGAGGAGTGATTTATGAGAGTAAATGAGATTTTTTACAGTATCGAAGGTGAAGGCGCAAGAGCAGGAATACCGTGCGTATTTGTTAGATTTTTTGGGTGTAACCTTAAGTGCTCTTATTGTGATAGCCGATATGCTTGTGAGGGAACTGAATATCGAGTAATGAGTATCCAGGAAATACTCGATGAGATGGCAGTATATCACTGTCCCAATGTTACTATTACTGGAGGAGAGCCTTTAGTTCAACCCGGCATCAGCACACTACTCGAACAATTAGTACGACAGGGTTACAAAGTTAATGTCGAAACAAACGGTTCTATTGTTCCTGAAGTTGATGGAGTATTGTATACCGTTGACTACAAAACAAAGTGTAGCGGAGTATCTGATAAGATGAATATAGAGGCGTTTAAGGCTCTTGATACCACAGACGTTGTAAAGTTTGTTGTATCAAGCGCAGAGGACCTTAATCAGGCACTTTCGTTTGTTGAAGAAAATGGAATTGTTGCTCAAATCTTTGTAAGCCCTGTATTTGGTAAAATTGAATTGGTTGAGATTGCAGAATTTTTGAAGAGCCACAAACTTTATAATTGGCGTATGCAAATTCAGTTACACAAGTATATATGGGACCCTAATAAAAGAGGTGTATGATGGATAAAGCAAAAGTAGAACAGGCTATTAAAGATTTACTTGTTGCATTTGGAGAAGATGTGACACGAGAAGGACTTGTTGATACTCCAAGACGAGTAGCAGGATATTGGGAAGAACTGCTTGAGGGTATGAAATATACCAATGCAGAAATCGCCAAGATGTATTCCAAGAAGTTCATTACAACTTCTGACCCACTTGTTGTTAAAGAAGTGAAGAATGTATACAGTCACTGTGAACATCATTTGGCTTTGATGTTTAATATGACTGTAACAGTTGCTTATATCCCAAGACAGATTGAAGACGGCAAGTACGAAGTAATTGGATTATCTAAAATTCCTAGAATTGTTGATTTGTGTTCCAAGAGATTGCAACTTCAAGAGAAAATGGCAGAAGATATAGCGGAGTGTATTTCACTTGCAACCGGCTCACCCGATGTATTCGTAAACATTAAAGGAGACCACGCTTGCGTATCTGCCAGAGGAGCAAAGAGTGACGGATTTACAGATGTTACAGTCCTTCACGGAAGATTTAAGACAAACACTGATTTAAGAAATGAAATAGAACGTAAATTAGTGCATATTTAAGGAGGAAAGACTAATGAACAAATCAAGAAGAAAAAGACTGGAAGAGGCTCAGACCTTAATGGACCAGGCAAAATCAATTATTGAGGAATGTCAAGGCGAAGAGCAAGACGCATACGATAACTTACCGGAGTCTCTTCAAGACGGAGAAAAGGGTTCTGCAATGTCAGACGCAATAGATATTATGGGCGATGTTGTGGATAGTCTTGAAGAAGATATAGGAAATCTTGATAACGCAATTAATTGTTAAAGGAGGATAGAACAGTGTCAACATTTAGCACAGAGAGATTGAAGCAGTTGGTATCTTATGCAATTCAGGGAGCAGGTTTTAATAAACTTCTTGAATTGTCTAACTTTATCGGAATAAGAGTAGACGATGGAGTATTATATCTTAATACAACTGATGGAACAAACTATTTGAGTGTATCCGATAGTTGTGTTGCAGATGATATGGACGTTACTGTAAACGCAGATACCTTTTCAAAACTTGTTGGAAAGATTAATTCAGAAACAGTTGAACTTGAGGTAGATGATAACGCCCTTATCGTAAAAGGAAACGGAAAGTATAGCCTCGAACTGGTTGTTGACGATGAAGGAAACCCGTTGTCTTTCCCTGATAAGTTCCCTGGAGATACAACAGATATTGGAAAGATAACTGCACCCGATGTTATTGCAATAAATACAACTGTTAAACCCTCATTGAGTTCAGTTGCAGGAAGTATTTACTCATATTACTTTTTTGGTGACTTTATTGCAGGTACAGACAGGATAATGATGAGCACCTTTAATCGTAAGATTTTTGATACACCTTACTTGCTTGACCGAAAGTTCGTAGAGTTGATGGGAGTTGGTGCTTCAGATGTAGCACTTTCAAGAAGTGATGATATGCTTGTTGCAGAGGCAACTATAGGAGAGAAGTGCGGAATTGCGATATGTACTCCCGTATTAAACGATATAAAAGACTTTAATATAGATGCTATTAACCAGTTTTCTGCATTTGAAGTTCCATCATTCTGTCGTTTCAAGAAATCTCAAATGTTAGAACTTCTCGATAGACTTTCCTTGTTTGTAAGCAAGTTTGATGAAGGTGCTATCGAACTGCACTTTACTGATAAGTATGTCGAAGTATCGTCTATTGCAAGTAGCGGTATTGAGCGTGTTGAGTACACGGAGAGTAAAGATGTACAAGATATTACGTTTAAGATTAATATTGACAGGCTTAGAAATCAGTTAAAGGCGTATAGTTCTGATGTTGTTGACCTGTATTACGGTAATGAAATCTGTATCAAGTTGATTGATGGGGATATGACGCAAATGATTGCACTGATGAAGCAAACGTAATATCTCCCATAAGTAATAATCATTTAGTAGGAGCGTGAAATATCGCTCCTACTTTTGTTTGTAAAATAATACTTGACATTCAATTAATCGTTTAGTATAATGTTTACAGTTGATAAGATAATCAACGAGAAAGTGAGACCAGCGTATGAATGAAAACGTAACAAACATTATTATTAATAAGATTGAGAAGTATGATGAAGAAAACAAAACCGAGTTTGCAAAGATTGTTCGTGAAAAATTAGAAAAAGCAATTAAGTTTGACTCCGGTTATTTCAGAGGAATAGTTCACGGAATATTGCTCATTCTTGTTAGTTTAGAAGTAGTAACAAGCAATGATGCCGTTGAAATTATGGATGTGGTAAATCCTACTATGTCGAGGTATTGATATGACACGAGAAGAAAGCCCTATTGTATTTACGATTAGTGAGTGGAAACCTGAAACCCTTAAAATAGTAACAACAGACCCAAGAGGCACAGACGCTAACGTATATGAACTTAGTCGAGATTTGCTACTCGCAGGTATGGTTTATATGACCAAAATGTTTAATGCTAAGGGTTATGCAGTATTATTTGAGGTAGATTGATATGACAGATAATGATTTAATAAATCGAGATACTTTGTTAAAACTACTTGAAACACCAATTATATCATTAGCGGAAGCAAAAGAACTTATAGGAGTACAGGAGCCTATAACTAATCCGATTGTTTACAATCACGGAGAACTTGAACATACCACAATCCCGCATAATTGCGTGAATTGCGGAGGTAAAGTAAGTAAATTAACAGGCGTATGTCTGTATTGTGGCACAGAATATTGAGGAAAATTGATATGTTATCAATGCTTAAGGATTACAAAGGTAATATCGAGATTAACGGCAAAAAGTACGATAGCGTAAAAGACGCTCTAAAATCGTTTGTGAGCGATAGCGACACAATTACGATAAAGTTATCATCTAATCGTGAGAACGCTCGTAGAACGCAAATGAGAGCGAATCCAGAGCATACTCTGAAGAAGATTACTGTTAAGCAGTATATGACACGGCAAGCAACAGACGATTTTACTTTTATGCGCGATTGGAATAATAATATTCCTATGCCGTTGCGAACTATGGTTGGCACTGTCGAGAAAGAAACTCGTGGAATGGTTTATATGAAACTTCACGGGGACATTACATCAGAAAAAACTTTGCATTGTCTTAAATGCGGAAGACCTATAACAAATCCAGTATCTCAGTATTTTGGAATGGGACCCGAATGTGGTTGTCATAATTATATTAATCCTTTCTACTCAAGAGAAGAACTTGAGCAAGCGGTAAAAATATATCGTGAGACAGTTCTTAACAAATTAGAGTGGGAAGGGTGGATTATTAAATCAGCAATTTTAAGCGAGGAGGATGTAAATGGCGAAGTTTGAACAGTGTCCCGCTAATGCTCAACGTAAAGTGCGCTCAGGCACGTTTTGTGAGGACTACGTATTAGAGCATTGTGAAGGATGTAATATGTTTACTGCGTATCAAATGGGAAGAGCAGACGCTTTTAAGGAAGCATTACATAAGACTTCTAAACTTGATGATGACACATGGAAAGAAGATATGAACTGGGACGCACAACAGTACGAAGCGGACAAAGAGAGTGAGGTAAATTGATATGAATTATGAAACACTTAGTCGGTTATTAAGTAATCACCGCCTTTGGTTGGAAGACCACCTTACTGGTGAGAGATTATCATTAGCGGGAATGACACTAACAGATAAGTCTTTTTCTTATAGTGATTTAAGAAAAGCAGATTTCAGAAGAGCAAACCTGTCAGGCGCAAGTATGTACCGTGCGGATTTGAAAGAACAAAAAGTTTACTCAAGAGAATTACACAAATATGTTGTTCCTGTTTGCGATATTGACAAGGCACAGGCGGTCGAGCAAGATTGGAGATTTTACTATAACCACGGATATAAACAAGCCGAGAGAGATTTGAAAAGACCGAAAGGTGAGTGGGATGAAACTTCATCTGAACAAGAAGAGAGTGAGCAACCCAAGGAAGAAACATTTAATACTGTTTATGACCACAACGACGGAATAGCAGACCCGACATATATAAACGATATGGTTGATTGTTCGGACTTGGGAATATATCCGTGGGGTAATTCATAAAGGTGGTGCAGAATGGAGAAATCATTAGGCTTTTTTAAGATAGGTGAGTTATTTAAGTTCAATGGTCGTGTTTATCGGGCAGGTCATCTCATCAGTAACACAAATAGTTATGTGGCTTGTGTTGATATTCATACTCATAAAACAACAAGGTTACATATTGATACTACTGTTGAAGATATGAAAGGCGGTGCGGAATGAGTTTACCTAAGACTTATGACGGGCATACTTTAGGCGAGTTTATTGTTGGAGAAAGAGGAATATCAAGAATAATCAATGTTGATGATTACGCAGGCTATACATCAGAATTAATATTACCGAAAGAGGTATTCATCGAAGCATACAACAAGTACATCAAAGGCGGTAAGCAAACGCTGGGTTGTGGTGCAGATATGAAAGGAGATAATCAATGACTGATAAAGAGAGAATAAAAGATTTAGAGCGTAGGGTAGCACAGTTAGAAGATATTTTTGAAAGATTAGGTTTTAGCGGTGATGGCCATTTAATTTGCTATACGGAGGTGGATAGATACGGGAATCTTTGTTGTACAGATTTAAGTGGGTATATCCAGCATGATTGTAAATTCGGAAAGGGTACAGCAGATGAAAGTAAGAAATGATTAAACACGTGGAAGAGGTATGATATGGAAAACAATACGAAAGTATTAATACGCATTATTGCAGGTGTAGCTGGTTTGATTGTTGGGATTATTATTGGGATTATTGTTTTTGGAGGATGACGTATGACATATAATAAGAAATCTACAAGATATTATAGTAGTAGACAAGAGAAAAGTGTTGCAAAATCTATTAGAGGAAAACAAGTTAGTAATTCTGGAGCAACAGCATTTAATAAGGGTGATGTTATCACAGATAGTTGGCTTATAGAGTGTAAAACCAAAGTAAATGAAGCAAAGTCCTTTTCGATTAAAAAGGAGTGGTTAGATAAGAATAGGGAAGAGAGATTTGCTATGGGAAAATCTTATAGCGCACTAGCGTTCAGTTTCGGTGATGGGGAGAATTACTATGTTCTTGATGAAAAGACATTTTTAATGTTAAAGGAGATGTTAGATAACAATGGCTAGGAAGTATACACAAATCAATAATTTAGTATCTGATAGTAGGGATAATCTGCACAAGGCGTATGACAGAGGATATGAACAGGCGAAGAAAGATTATCAGCCAGGACTTACGCAGTTAAAGTGCGAGCCTGGAGAGGGCGGATTGCAGTTTAAATGTATCAAGTGCAGTCGTTTGCTGATAGCGCATTACCCCTATTGCCCATATTGTGGAAGAATTGTGGAGGATAAGTAAATGGAACTTATACTATTTTTGCTTGCAATAGCCTTTTTTGGTGGTTTGTTGTCAAATAACAACGATGATGAAAGCGAGGACAAGTAAATGACAGTAAAGGAATTAAGAGAGAAGTTAGCAGAGTTTCCTGATGATTTAGAAGTAATGACAAAGAAAACGGAGCTTTTCGGAACTGTAGGAGCGGTATTCGGCTTGCATTTAGATACATATGCATTTTTCGGTACAGATATTCCTTGTGTGCTGATTACTGACTACTCTAACGATGATGAAGAAAGCGAGGTTCAGTAAATGGGCGAATATTCAGAATATAAATTTGGTGTGAGAGTGGATAAACACGTTAGCGGTTGTTGGAGTTTTGGCAGTTGCTTTTCTCACGCTTTTGGGGAGACATATCTTTACATAAATTTTTTATGGTGGAACATCTGTATAGGGTGGTTACATCAGGAAAGCGAGGAATGGTAAATGCAGTTATTTGGTATGTGTTGCAGTTCTTGCAAGTTTTGCAAGGTTGTTATGAAACCTTTTCCCACAGGCAGCAGAACAGTTGCCTGGTGTAAAAAACATAGAGAAAACTTCGATTTACATTCGTTGTGCGAAAGTTATGAGTGTAAGGAAAGCGAGGCAACAAATGAATGACAGTATTCTTATGATTTTGGCAATTCTTTTGACTTTTTTGGTCATTTCATTTGTAGGGGTTAGTTTATATAACGAAAGATGCAAGAGGTATCGAAAATGAAGAAAATGAAACTGATAATTGATATTAGCGATAAGATGTTTGATGCCTTTAAGAAACACGGCATTATGACATTTGATAACCTTGATGAATATGACAGAGATATGATTGCAGATGCTATCTCAAACGGCACACCTTACAATCCGTCAGGTGATTTAATAAGCCGTAGTGAAATTTTAAAACACTCCCAAGGCGGTGATTATGATGGTTGTGGCGGTTTTACAAAAGAATATGTATCTGTAAAAGATATAGAAAATGCACAGGCAGTACCGCAAGTAACAGTTTTTACCGAAACCGCTGATGAAAAAGCAGTAGCAGACTTGAAAGCGGAATTGCAGAATGTAATTGATAAAAGACCGAGCGACCAAATCGCTTGGGAGCAAGGTTATGAGGTTGGAGTGGCACAAGGCAAGTGCGACAGACCGAAAGGCGAGTGGAAAACCGTTGATGGATATGACGGTGATGAATATTATGAATGTTCTAATTGCGGTGAACCTTGGTTTTTGTCAGCAGGCACACCAAAGGATAATAATATGAATTTCTGTCCTAACTGTGGGGCAGATATGAGAGGCGGTGCGGAATGAAAATAACGGCAGAAATCAATGATTACAGTGAACCATCAAAAACACCTATTCGTGTTCATAATCATTGGAATATCGGAAAGTTTGTTGAATTGGAAGTAAAGGGAGAAAGATACACAGTTAAAGGCAGTGAGTTAATATCAGCAATTAACAGATGTATGCTTGACACTTT